AGTGAGTGCCCTGTTGCCAACGTTACCGGCTACATAATCGCACCAAGAATTCCACCAATATTCTGTACCCTCAATCTGGTTTAACTTGACGTACTTTTTAATTTTTTTAATTCTGCTTTCGTATTTCAAAGTTTTTGGAATACTAACCTGTGACTGCTTCCAGCCCAAGCGTTTTAAATTGTGACTATCAATGCAAGCGACATCAAAGCCCAGCATTTGCAATATGAAGCCACTTTTAACCATACCTATGTTTGGTATGGCCATTAAATAATCTATGGCGTGTGCTATGTTATCGACATCATCAAGGCCATTTTTTGCGAATTCGTTTAAGTCCTTATGTATCCTTACTTTATGTTTTATCATGTAGGCCAAACCGTCACGCTTAGTAACGGTGTTGCCAAAATTCAAATGCCTTGACTCAAGGCCATTAATCTCAATATCTTTAATTTGGTCAAGGCAGCCGCTTGTAGGCTTCCTTATAGTGCAAAGTGCAAACCGCATGACATTATGAGTGCCATGCGGTGAGTTAAGCCCAAAATGGGCAATTTTGGAAGCGTGAGTGCTATACATAGAGCGGGTTAATTTCGTGGTAACGAATACCGTCCGAAAGGTCACTTAATAACTCATCTATTTTTTCGTGGGAATAGCCGCCAGTCACGTTGTTACTTGACACATTGTCAACGTCATATTCAACAACCGTAAAATCTAAGGCTGGCTCAATTCCGTTTACTAAGTAAACACGCACGAACGCCACTAATTCATCTCTTAAAGGCTCAAACCTTTCGTCTGACTTCAAAGATATGTGAGCCACGCAATATGGCACTTGTTTTAAGTGGTGCACGTGCTCACCGTATAAGTGCTCATCATAACTACTCATCTCAAGGTCAATATATGTATCGTTTAATTTAAATTTCATCATTGTTATATCCTCCGTTATTGTGGTAGAAGCCCGTCTATTTTCATTTGGGCTAAGTGTTGTTTTGATTGTGCCTTTATGCTTTCCATAGTGCCATAAAATTCCATCTCTATGTCATCTCCCCTTGCTTCGGCCTTGGCCAGCGGCTTGAGGATGTAATTGCAATTAAGTGTCAATACTAAGGCGTATTCTAAGTTTTGTGTTTCCATTTTGTGTCCCTCCTAGGGCAAGTGCTGGATTATTCCAGTAACAACATTATGCCAGATGTAAAGGCCTTGTGTTAAGAGAATGTCATTTAATTGAATATTAAAACTTTGAATGCAGGGTGTATTAGTATGAATTCACTCCATCCAAGAGCGTCAAAAATTCCATCCAAATCCATCCAAGATTTTCCATCCACGCTTCCATCCATGCTTCAATCCATCCATCCAAGAAAAGAGCCCAAAAAGAGCCGAATATGCGTGGGTAGAAAATCCCAGAAGTGCGAAGTGTACCCACCCTTTTCCAGATTTTTCTCCATGGGCCGAACCCACCCACATCCAAAATTATTATTTTTCAGCTAATTTCGGCCTATTATTGTATTCTTAGTAAACCCAGTATTAATTTTATGGTATAATATTGCTTAATTTTCTAGGTTAAGCTCAACATAATCCTAGCAAGCAACTTAAAGAGAAACTTCTGATGAAACCAACAGAACATAATACAACCAGAAGAAAACACTTTAGAAAAACTCTAGGATTTAAACTAAGTTTAGGAAAGCAATATTTTAATAATGGTATAAATATATATTATGGCTCAAAAAGGTAAAATCTCTGTAGATTCTGAAGATGAAATCAGACAAATAGAGAAAGAATTGGAGGAAGAGTTACGGTATGCAGTAGCATCCGCCAAGGGAATAGCCCCTTCTGACGCAGTAATTAAGATAGAACGCAAAAAAGGTCGGCCCACCGGCGGTCTTTCTGCTTCTTCTAAAGCTGCTGGTGGCAAAAAGTCCCGAATCAAGCGTGGACAGACCTATAAGCCTACGGATGACGATTATTCCAAGGTAGAGGAAATGGTATGTATAGGCTTAGACCAGCATACGATTGCCAAAATCATGGGTATTTCTAATGCTACCCTCACAAAATATTATTCTCACAATCTGCTGGTTGGTAAAGAGAAAAGGACTGCCAGAGTTGCTGGCGTAGCCTATGAAATGGCTGTTTCTGGCGAATCTCCTAGTATGACAACCTTTTGGTTAAAGACGCAGGCCGGATGGTCTCCGAAACACACTGTTGTTGTGGAAGATAGAACTTTTGATATTAAATGGGCACAGGATGCCGCAGATATAGCAGATGCTAACCGACACTTAAGGGATGAAGACGATAAGGTTCACTAATGCTTTCTAGGATTCACGCTCGTTTAAAGAATAAATTGATTAAGGAAGACAAATTATCCGATAAAGTAGCCGAGAATCTTAGTAAATTAATTTTAGTTAAGAAGGGATACTTGAATAAGGATGGAACAACAAGAGAATCGCAAAGAGATAATAATACCCTACACACCTAGGGCATTACAGAATGAAATACATAATAACTTAGATAGATTTAATGTTGTAGTATGTCATAGAAGGTTTGGTAAGACAGTATTTGCGATTAATCAATTGATTAGAAGTGCTGTAGAAGATGTTATAAGAGGTAAGCCAGCACCACGTTATGCCTACTTAGCACCACTGTTCAAGCAGGCTAAGACAGTAGCTTGGGATGAACTTAAAAGACTTTGTGGAGTATTTCCTGAAGTTAAATTCAATGAGGCGGAACTGAGAGCCGACTTCATGGGAGCTAGGATACAGCTCTACGGAGCTGACAATTATGACACTCTCAGGGGAATTTACTTAGACGGAGTTGTGCTTGATGAGTATGCCCAGATGAACCCAAAGATGTTCTCTGAGGTAATAAGGCCAGCTCTCTCAGATAGGAAAGGGTATGCCATATTTATTGGTACACCTAAAGGGAAGAACGAATTTTATGACTTATACCACTCAGCACCAGAAAGAAAGGGTTGGGCCAGATTTTTATATAAAGCAAGTGAGACAGGGATATTAGATGATGAGGAATTGGAGCTTGCGAAACAAGATATGGCAGAGACTGAATTTGAACAGGAATACGAGTGTTCTTGGTCTGCTGCACTTAGAGGTGCGTATTATGCTCCTCAGATTGAAATTGCTTATGAAGAAGACAGGGTGGGGAAAGTTCCTTATGACCCATCTAAACAAGTAGTAACAAGCTGGGATTTAGGGGTATCTGACGCAACCTCAATTTGGTTTGCACAGTTTGTAGGGAAAGCTGTACACCTCATAGATTATTTTGAGGGTTCAAATGAAGGCTTACCTTATTATATAGATGTATTAAATAGAAAAGGTTATAGGTACGGTGCTCATATTGCACCACATGACATAGTAGTTAGGGAGTTTTCTACTGGTAAGAGCAGAAGAGACCTAGCCTTTGACTTAGGAATAGACTTTCAAGTAGCACCTAAGTTAAAAGTAATGGATGGTATTGACACCACCAGAACTTATTTGAATAGATGCTGGTTTGATGAAGCAAACACTAAAAAGGGATTAGAGGCTTTACTTCAATACAGAACCAGCTATGATGACAAGAAGAAAATCTGGTCTCAGAAGCCAGTCCACGATTGGACTTCACACGCCAGCGATGCCTTTAGGTACTTAGCTATAACGGATGTAGTATTTACTGGTAATGACAGTGTCTGGGGTAAACAATTACCTAAGACAGATTTGAGTTGGATAATATAAGAGGAGAATATTATGGCACTTAACCCAATATGGTTAGAGAATATTATTAAAGAGATGGCACAGGACATCAAGGATTTGAAAGATATTATGAAAGCAGTTAACAGTCCGCCACCTAAAAAAGAAACCAAGTACCCAATTAATAAAGGTAAATAATTTATGGCGAAGTCCAGAAAAATGACAGAGCGTGAGTTAGCTGCTCACCTAGAAGGAGAGATTACATCCTCTCTAGGATACCTAGATGGCAAACTTACCACACAACGCTCAGATGCACTAGACAGATACTACGGTAAGAAGTATGGTAATGAGCAGGAAGGCAGAAGCCAGATTGTTACAAGGGATGTAGCTGATGTAATAGAATGGATTATGCCATCTTTGATGAAGATATTCACTGGTGGTGATAAGGTTGTTCAGTTTGAACCCGAAGGCCCGGAAGATGTCGAAATGGCAAAGCAGTCCACGGACTACATTAATTATGTCATTATGCGTCAAAACCCCGGCTTTAGTATTATTTACCAGTGGTTTAAGGATGCACTGCTACAAAAGAATGGTATTGTCAAACACTATTGGGATGATACCAGTGAGACTCTAAGAGAGGAATATAAGAACTTAACGGAAGAAGAGTTCACCGCCCTCTTAATGGATGATAGTGTAGAAGTAAAACAACATACAGAAATTGGTGGTGAGGAGACAGCGGAAGATGTAATAGCTCTTACACCACAAAATATTACACACGATGTAATAGTAAACAGAACATACGATGATGGACAGGTAAGGATAGAGCCTGTACCACCAGAAGAATTTTTAATTAATAAATATGCCAAGACAATCGAGGATGCTCGCTTTGTCGGTCATAGAGTCAAGAGAACCAAGTCTGAGTTAATAGAACAAGGTTATCCAAAGTCTAAAGTAGAGAAAGCCTTTAATAATGATGAAGCTGATTATAAAGCAGAAAGACTTGCTAGATTCAATCACGAACAGAATTCAGCACCAGAAGGTGACTTGGATGATGGAATCTGGGTAACAGAGTGTTATGTCAGAGTTGACTTTGATAATGATGGTGTTGATGAATTAAGAAAAGTAACGAAGGTTGGAGATGAATTGTTCGATAATGAGGTAGTGGATAGTGTTCCCTTCTCCTCCCTTACGCCTATCCCGATGCCTCATAAGTTCTATGGTCTGAGTGTTTATGACTTAATCTCTGACCTTCAACTAATTAAGACTACGTTAATGCGTAACTTGTTGGATAATATGTATCTAACAAATAATGGGCGATATGAAGTAGTCGAAGGACAAGCAAATTTAGATGATTTAATGACCGCAAGACCGGGAGGTATTGTAAGAGTTAGGA